AGATTCGGTTTTTAGTGTAGATCTTTCTGGCACTGAGAAATAATATAATTGTTTAAAACCTTGCTCTTTTGTGTCTTCGATATGAATTCCCATATATTCTAATGTAAGTACAGTTTTAAGATTTTCTTCAATCTGTTTTGGATTAGTTATCTCCATTTGTGTCACCTCCCAAGGAAACCGATATTTTTGTCCATTTTGTTACTGTATATAGTGGTTTAATTTTATCTAGTCACTGTATATAGTATGTGTTTTATGAAATATATTATTTATTGTATTATTCTCTCCTTTACTTCAATAAAGCAGCAATCTCATCAATTTCCAGCTCTGTTTTCTTATCGTCAGAAAGTAACTTGTCCAACTTGCTCTCCATTTTCTTCAAATCAGATTCTTCTTTCTTCAGACCAGATACCTCTAATTTACTCTTAATATCTTTAATCCATGCTGTCATACTGTATCCTGAAATTTCAAAATCAGCTATATTAAGATCCTTTGCAGACATTAAATATGAATTCAATCTAATCAAAAGTAATAATAATGCATCATCTGAACACACATTGAGATTAATTGTCATTCCATCCATATTAAGAACACAATTTGTTTCAGGAATAAATCTGATTTTCTTCTCAGAAATTGATTTCTTCTTCGTCTCAATCTGTTTCTTTAATTCTAAAATTCTGTCATCGTTTTTACTCATTAAACTCGTACTCCTTTTTATATTCTCTACCATTTGCTAAATATTTTTGTTTGTATACTGGTTTAAGCTTTTCAAAAACTGTTTCGATTGAAACTGGAATCATATGAGTTTCAATTGCTTTTTGACCATAGCGCACTTCTACTTCCTTTTCTTCTGTTTGGAAAATATCAATTGCTTCCTCATCACCATGATACATATTTTTGTTGTTATATTTATAAACTGTATATTTTCCATTACTTTCAGATCTATATGGTGTTGTCATTTCATATTTAATATATTCTCCATTAACACAGACCATAAATCTTACATTGACATATTTCATTATCTCATCATTTTCAAAATATTTATTAATTGCTTTTTCATAAAAATCTTCAAATGAGATATTTACAATTTTATCCTTGCTATCGTCTATAGGGGAGAATTGATAAGATGATTCCATTGAATCATAAATTTCAGAATATTTAGATGTGCATTTGTCATCGAGACAACTAATAAGTTTGTTTTTAGAAACACTTTTGAATTGCTCAAATTCATACTTTCCATCGCTTAATCTTGCGAACCAATGCATTTTACCATATGGAAGATTGTTAATTCCTTTATAAGAAATTTTTGTATATCCAAAACGAGTTGGTTCATTTGGAATATCTTTATAAGATTTTGTACTTACAGTTTTACCATTCTGTATAAACTCATAACCATATCCATATGTTTCAAAACGTCCCATATAAATATATTCAATATTTTCTTTTGTAAGATATGTTGCACCAAGAATCAAGTCTCTTGTCTTAATAGATTCATTGTTATGTACAATCTTATTATAAGCTGCAATCTGTTTATAGTCAGGTGATTCGACTGGCATAAGAACTAAATCCTTACCATCCCATCCATATATAAATTCTCCTTCAAGTCCCTTACCCTTGATACAATTCGCATTTTCGAGAATGTATAATAAATTTTCAATGGTAATTTCAAACTCAAATCCTCTTGGATCATATACTCTACAATAAGCATGTCTGTGATCCCATCCTGTAGAGTAATCGCCAGCTTTCTTATTTAATACAAATCCTTCTGTTGGGACATTATCAAATTCATCATTCGGAATTTTATCGTCACGCCAACTATTCCATGATGCTTCTTTTCGCAGTTTGCCTTTTTCGTCATAGTAAATGACATAGGCAAGTTTCCCTGTATAAGTTCCTGAACGATTTTGATATCCAACATTTATCGTTTTAGGAACAAAAATACTACTGTTCATTCCGTTATTCTCTCCTTTCTTTGCGTAAACCTTATGTATACAATCTACTAACATATAGTAATTATCTGATTGACTACTCTTTCAGAATACTTCATACTTATTTATTCTCTTCACTCGGAATGCAGATTTCAAAATCTCCATTCTCATTTATATGATAAGGAAACGCATTAGCTGGAATTGTAACTTTATATGCTTCCGTCACATACTCGTATATAATAAGAAACTTTCCTTTTGAAAAGCATGGTCTAACACGAAATCCATTTTCACCTGCTACTTGAATATCAAATGGAATCATTTTTTTAAGATGTTGATCATCATCTAATGTTGCTACCCTGATTGAATCTAAGATAATGTTTTTCTGTTCAAGATCATAATAACTATCTTCAAACATTTTCATAAATTTCACTCTGCATAATTCTTTTTTTGTCATTTTTACCTCCGTATTTCCAAAGGAAACGAATCTTTCTCTCAATTCACATCATTATGTGTTTCGCCATCTGAATAATAAATATTCCAATCCTTGAATAATTCAATCAATTTATCATTATCCCAATCATATTCATTACAATGTGTAATGGCGATTGATTTTTTATCTCCAAAGTTTCCTATATCATTAGAGCATCTACTATATAATTCTCCTAAATCCAGTGTTCCATATCTCAATGTATCCTGGAATGGGTTTGGTACATTTGTTTTGTCAAACATATATTCATTGATAAATCTCTTATTACATTCAGATGGAAATTTACCAGCACCATGTCTTGTTA